CGGACCGCTACCGGTGGTGGCTGCTGTGCCCGTGGCTGCGAACATGACGTGCCCGAGACAGATCGCGTTGTACACGCCCTCGAATTCCACATCCCCGCCCACGTTGTCGGCGCCGTCGAACACGACCTTACGTACTGCGGAGCCGGAGCCCACCAGATGCGGCCGATAGGTGCGGTCTACGGTCCTGGCGAGAGATGACGAGACCAGCTCCATCCAGTCAGTCCGGCTCACCGCCGTGCCCCACGTCGTCTCCTTAGCCATCCCGAGCCCGGTTCCTCTGCCCATGTACGAAAGTGGCATTTCTTCTCCTTCCTATTCTGCTACGTCCTGCACTTTCAAAAGGCAGCGTGTATTGATGATGCGTCCTGAATCCGTGGTTCCGATGGTGATCTGAGGCACGTAGTCCTGCGTGGTCGTGCCGCCGATGATCATGATTCGCACGAGGCTGCGGCCTGCCATTCTCGTCTCCGAGGCGTTGAACAGCGCAGCCTGACTGGAGCCACCACGGAACACATCGACTTTGATGTAGTCGATTTCCTCCATGAGCATCGAGCCGTGGTCGGGCCTGATTCTAGTGGCGAGCTGCGGCCCGAAGTCGACCCACAGGAACGTCGAGTCGTCCTGCGGTTTCACGATCACGTTGCGCGGCTTTGCGGCGCCTTTCCGCTCGGGAGCCGATACGATGAGGTGCCCTCGGATCGCGTGGTTCTCCAGGAAGTAGCCGGTGTGTGCGCTCGATGGCGTCACCGAGGTCGAGGCGTCGGACGGCGTGCCGGTGTGGTGCCAGTACAGCCACACGACCTGCCAGGACCCGGCAGAGGTATAGACCACGTTGTCCATTTCGACCGTGCCGGTGTTCGCGGCGTAGTCGAAGGACTGGCGCTCGAAGGTGATGGCGGTCACACCGTCTGCCTTGGTGACCCGCAGGTCTGCACCATCGGACCGAACCGTATCCCAGAACGTATCCCCCAACGTCGCAAGGTCAGCCGTCGCATCATTGGGGGTGCCGCCAGAGCGATGGTCGATGAGGATCGGTATCCTCTTGAGCCACCGCGTAGAGGCACTATCTGGCGCAATCCAGCTCACGACGAATGGTCCTCCAGATAGCAAATAACTGCTATTACGACTTGAGGATACCCTATCGGCCCTCCGTCATCATAGGGCAGGAACCCACCCGGGCTATCCACTGTCGCGTATGCGGTGCTCCTCGGATCGGGTGATGCCTCCATCGCAAGGAGCACATCGTCCATCAGGTTGTTGCTCGCGTCGGTCCGGCTCTCGTCGGTGTCGTCGCAGACAGCCCAGGCGATGACCTGGAACACGCCCTCACCGTCCTCGAACACAGACGCGAACGGCGGCACGGTTGGCGGCACGGATACCCGGCCCTCCTGTACCTGGTCAGGCCCGGACAGGTCGAACGTGTAGTCCCCTGTGCCGTCGATGGCGCGAATGGCTGACACGACCGCCTCCATCACATGCCCGTGCTGACGCGAAGCCAGCAGACGACCTCAACCACGGCCATCGGGTACTCTGCTCCCGTCTCGGCCTCGTATCCGACGAACGCGGTCGGGTTGCAAAGCACGTCGTAGACTCTATTGCCAAGCGTCCGATCCGCCTCCACGGCCATCAGTATGTCGTCGGCCATGTTCACCGCGGCCTCGGCCCTGGCCTCGTCGGTGTTCGCGGCACACAGTCCCCATCCTGCCACCGTGAACCGAATGTCTCTGCGGTACGTCCCGAGCACCTGATCGTGAGATGTAGGTGCATCCTCGAACACCACCGTAACGTACGGATCGAATGGTGGAATGGTGATCCGCGTGCGCCCGACCTGCCCCGTCCCGCTCACGTCGTGGGTGTAGTCGCCCGACCCGTCGATGGCCTGGAGAGCCGTCACGAGCTGATCCCAGACTGCTACGAGTGTGGCCGCCATGTCAGCCCCTCATCGTGGCGACGACTCGCCACAGGTCGCCCAGCTCGACCCGCAATTCTTTAGCCGTCACGTCCATGGCTCGACGCATGAAATAGGTGGCCGGAATCTTCACCTGTTTCACGCGGTAGTACGGACCCGTGCCCCTGTGGACCCCGCGAGGCGTCAGCGCTTCAGGCGCAGGAACCATGAGCCAGCCGCCGGCCTTCGCTCTGATGGTGGCCCCGTATTCCTGTGTCCTGGCGTAGACGACCTGCTTGCCGCCACTGGACGTGCCGCCAGCCTGGAGCACCAAGGACGGGCCCTTGCCCTCGTCCAGCACGAACGCACGGATCGAGTTCCTGAGACGCCCTGAGCGCACCTTCGGGCGACTCGTTGCGTTGACTTTCGCCCTCGCCTCGGTGTCGAGTGCGGCCCGGGTCAACCGTTGGTTCAGCCGGCGCCTGAACTCACCCGCCCCGAGGCGGTCTATGTGAACCTGCCACTCCTGGATAGTGATCTCTGCCATGGCTCAGCTCAGCCATTGAGAGGGGCATCGAAACGGGAGCAGCATCCGCCGCACGTCGTCGGGTACCGGTGGAAGGTCGAACGTGGCCGAGTTCCCGCCGGCACTCGCGGTCCGTCTGCCGTGCCCGCCCTTCCTGAGCGTGTACACATGCGAGCAGTAGCGCAGCGTGGCCTCAAGCAGAGAACCTGGAGCCGTGCCCGATGCATAGCCCGCCGTGCAGATCACCTTGAGATTGCGCTTGCCGGTGCTCCATGCGTGCCCGCCGTCCGGGTCGATCCACACCTGCCCATCCTCACCTACCAGGGTGTAGTCACCAGATGCGACCAGATACGCCGAGCCATATCCCCACAGGGAGTCATCGTGGATCGAGGTGATGGCGGTGACGGGTTTGACCGGGAGCTGAATCATCCGACCGTTCGAGGTCGATGGGCCGTCGAGGTAGAACGTTCGAGCCGCCGAGTCCCATGATGCAGACTGGCCGGCGGTCGTTTCCTGCCAGCCGAGCATCCTTGCCAGGTGCTCCTCACATCGCCCGATCAGCGTGTTCAGCTCTGAATCTGCACCAGATGCAATCCCGGGCAGGTACGGGTAGAGAGCACCAGCAGCATTGAGCGCCATCTACCCCTCCCCGTCGCCGGCTCCTTCCATGGCCCGCGAGGCCGGCGGCGCGCTAACGGCTCTGCTCTTGGCGCGGCTCTTCACGAGCTTGAACGCATCCGGGTACGCCTGGAGCAGCACCACAGCGCGGTCCTCACCGACCACCACGCTCGTCCCGGGCTCGATGACCCCGAGATCCGCGAGGTGGATCGCTGCCTTGCCTGGTCCGTGTCCGGAGAATTTCAGCCTCACGCCTGGTCCTTCTGCCACTTGGTCTGCGCCTTCTTGTAGTCGGCAGCAGAGAGGAGCTTGAACCCGAACGATGCCCGGTCACCCTCTGGCAGGTGTGCCACCGCCGAGCTTTCCGGCCCGTAGTCGGCCAGCACACCCTCAGCGAACTCGGCAGCATCGAACCCGGGATCGGTCTCCAGGGCTCGGGGCTCTCCAGGTTTCCACTGGTGAGTCGAGGCATGGACAGCCGAGAACATGCGGTCCTCGTCCAGCGTCGCCTTGCAGGCCTTCTTTCGGCTCACGGGCGCGTTGGGGTCATAGGGTCCGGGAAACCCCTTGAAGAGCAGATACACGGGTTGTGCAGCCATGGTGTGAGTTCTCCTGTCTGTGTGAAGTCGCCGCCTACAGGTAGCGAATGATGAGCGTCAGTCCGGCGTCACCGATGGACACGCCTGAGCCGCCCTTGGTGAGCTGAACGATGCACGCCTGAGTACCGTCGTAGGTTCGCAGGGTCTTGGTCTCTGCCGCGTCGAAGTCCTGTGCCGTGTCACCAGCAACCGCAGGGCCCTCCTCGTCGGACGTGTAGACCACCGTCTTTGCGGCCAACGAGCCTTCCTTTCCACCGGTGTCCGTGCTCCACTCCCAGATGAGTGTCGACTCATCGGAGCCCAGCACGCGAAAAGCGCAGAAGTTCGTTCCGTGTCCGGTGATGACGGTCTCGGCTGCGAGCCTGACGCCCAGCAGTTCGAACTTGCGGCCCGCAGAGAATGCGAACCCGGTAGCGGTCGCAGCGACGACGCCAGCGCCGAGAGGGATGGGGATAGCGTGGAATTCTGACATGGTTTTGGTCCTCTGTGGGCTGAGCGTGTGCTGAATATCCCGTAAGTGCTTGAAATCACTACAGATTGATGCCGAAGCTGACGTTCTTCGTGGCGCTGGGGTCAGGCGACGCCAAGACCTCACGTATGGTGGCCACCATGTTGACGGCGCCGCTCGTGATGTCCTTGTCCACCTCGACCGTCGCTCCCCGCTTGGTGTAGCGGGCGTAGGCGTCCACATCGACCAGCAGACAGCCAGTGGTCGAGCCGGAGCCCGTGTACAGGCCGGTGCTCGCCAGGTCGGCAGTCATGAATCGGGACATCACCAGCGGGACTCCCAGAAGCTGGCCGAGTTCGCCTGTGGCCACCGTCGCCCCACTTCCATAGGCGTCTACCGTGAGAACCTGTGTCAGCGACAGGAAATCAGCCACCATCGCCTCGGGGCTCACGATGCCGACGAGGTTGCCGACCGAACGCTCGGCCAGCACGCCCATCATGGTGGCGAAGTTCGCCACGCTCATCGTACCGCTCAGCGCGGTGGTTGCGCTGGTATCTGCCGCCTTGGCACGGAATCCGAGGAACAGGCGGCGGTGGTCGGCGTCTCCACCGAGGCCACTTGCCCCCCAGCGACCGCGCGCATTCCACGAGCTGATCGTGTCCTGATGCGTGGCGTTGCTGTCACCGTTGATCATGGCGTCCTCGAAGCCATCTTCCAGCGCTGCGACGATCTCGCGGCGCAGGATGGTCGAGGCTGCCACCGCCGAATCTTCCAGCGCGGCATCGTCAGCGATGACACGAACGGCCAGGCCGCTCATGCTGATCGTGGTGTCCGCAGTGGTCGGGGTGGATGAGGTGTACTTCCTGGGGTCGTCGGTGCTGATCGCACCCTTGACGTAGGGCCGGGCTCCGACGGTCAGACGAGGAATCAGGACCGTGTTGCCGGTGACCTGGACCTCGGGGAACAGAGCACGAAGC